TAGTCTTCTCGATTTTTGTAATAAATACTTTTTGTCTCAAGGACTTCTTTTTTATAAGCCTTCGCATATTCCAAGGCAGCATTGCGAAGAAGATTATCAAATACTATGCCGTTGGATTCAATAAAAACTGTATGAGGGATATCTTTTGAGAATTGAGGTACACAGATATTCTCTTTCAAAAGATTATTATGAATGAAAGAATCGTAAAAAGGAACTGCAATCTCTAAGTCATCACTCCAATAATTGTGCAAGTCAGAATAAGACAGTCTAGGTTCCTTATAGAAATTATCATATGACGCTAGAGTAGATAGCTTGATTAGAGTTTTATATCCTTTCAGGTTCTTCGGGAATATAATATTTTTATGACACGATATTAAAGAGTCGTCTGACTTCTCAGAAGAGTCCCTGACAAATGTCATTCTCAATCCGAAGATAAGCTTAATATTCGAAGCCTCGCAAGCTTGCAAAGCCGCAATATACCCAGACATACTATCCTCCACTAAGACTACCTGTTTAAGCTTATTTTCTACAGCTATATCTATGATACTATCAGGAAGATCTTTGTCTCTTTTTGAGTCATATGGGTCAACAGTTAAAATTGACTTCAGGAGACTAAAGTGTGACTTGAACAATGGGATCAATTGAGTCATGAATTCTAAAAAGAATCTTAGTTAAACTTCGGGCAACCGGAATGCTTCCTTTGCACAATTGAATAACCCATATCAACATACTTGTCAAGTTCCTTTTTAGAATATGCTGATTTAGAAGGAGAGCCTTCTTTTACAGCTTCGAAGTAAAGGAAAGGAGCTTTATATTCACAAACCCAAACTGGAGATCCATCCTCCTTATAAGTAAAAGGTTCTTTACCACAGAGCCATTTACGTTTGAAATCTCCAGCCGCTGTATTGGCCAAAGCTTTTTCTAATCCAAAATCTTGCAAATAATTACTGATGTATTCTAAATAATCTTCAAATGCATCTAATTGCTTTGAAGTAAATTCCATTTTAATGTATGGATTTTTTCTAAATTTAAGAAACAAAAACTCTACTGTTATTTTTTTACCGGGGTATAATTTTGAAGCAACTAAAGCATAGATCAATGCTTGGACATTAAAATCCATATCCTCCGAGCCTTTAGAAAATTTAGACTTAGAAGATTTAAAATCCAAAATTCTAATATGATCGTCATACACAAAGAGTCTATCTATGAAGCCATAGACCCAATACTTACCAGTATTTAAATCAAATTCGTATTCTGTTTCGTATTTTTCACAGCCTTTGCCATAAAAATCGTTTTCTAATCCAGTTACTAAAAATCCATTTATTTTCTCATAGTTCTCTAAAGAATCCACGTCTTCTTTCTTAAGCCATTTCTTAACGAGACGGCTTAAAGATGAAACAGATAATGGTTTCTCACATGCAATAGCCTGTGCCACTTTTCCCACCCTTCTAGGGTGAGCTAAGCATTCGAGAACAACGTGAGTAATGCCTCCTAATTTTGAACCTGTATTCCCCTTGGAAGGCAAGCCGCAATTATATTTTAAATAGGCAAGATATGAACAGCTACTATACGATTTGATTTTGCTCGCTGAGAGCCTTGGTAATGACATTTTTTTTATTATTCGATAAGATCCCACAGTACGTCGTCAAAAAGTGACGACTTCACTAGCTTCTTTATATCAGAGTTTTTAGGTTTTTCACCTGAATATTTTACTTTTCCGCCTCTTTTTTTGTATTCTCTTATGACCCAGAGATTTTTTACATAAGAAGTCTTACCTCCGAATTTTTTATCAGCAGCTTCTTGAACCGCAGCCAATTTATCTTTATCAAGATATTCTACTTTTGAAAAGGAGAATTCATCTCCAGCAGGATCTTCCAAATCAAACCATTCTTCTTTCGCATTTATCAAATCAGGATCAAAAGAAATAATCTCTTCTTGAGATGGTAAGTTATCGAAATCAAAATAATCCTCTCCTGATCCTACAATTTGACTAACTGGCTTAGCTGACCACATTTTGCATGACCAATAATTAGCTTTGTATTTAGGTCCGGGATTATCACAATTATGTCTGGCTCTATAATTGCTTCTACGCTCAGGATCATCTCTCTTAATTGACATATTCGGATCACCGAATTTTACAATTACAACATTACCTTTGTCATTTTTCACATAAACGCCAAATTTTTTAGCACTGCCTTGAGGAAGTCTAAATGGTTTATTTAATGTTTTATTTTCGTTTGCCATAATATATTTTACACCATTTTTGATTTATTCTTCAGACCATTTCAAATGGAATGGCCAATACTCAGAAAGAGTAGGGAGAATAAACGGCCAAAGATAAGAGAGGTTAGGAATATCATCTGATTGCCAAGATAATAAAAATTCATTACCTTTAAACTCGGAGCAATCTTCAGAAGCAATCCAATGAGGCTCATTACAATCCTCGTCTGTATCAAAATATTTACTTAAAAAATCTCCAATATCTTCATATTCTGTATTGTAACTTTTTTCGAAATCTGAATTACTATCTTCGTCATATATCCCATTATAGTACTCATCAATAGATACGACTTCTTCATAAACGCTATCCATTGAAATTGTAGCATAAAAATCTGACCAACAACCTCCTCCTTCATAACCATAAGCAAAAATAGAAATTTTATTGTCAGGAAGATACTTCGCTCCAATAATTATATCTAAACATTTACTTTTTCTATTTTCAGATTTAATGGCTAAAATTCCGTATTCTTTATTTTCCATATTATTATTTATTGTATTTGTTTTTTCCATTCAAGTATTTCTGCTTTTGTCATATCTCCGAAATCTTTTCTAGTAGGTAGCTTTACTTTCAAAGTATCAGAGTTGAAAAATTTAGAAAGTTTTGATTTAATATTTAGAGCTGCCTCCATGCCCCTATTGTAATCAGAGTCTGCATCATTGTTGGTAGATATGATTATCTTTTCTAAATTACTTTTCATCAAGAAAAGAATTACATTTTTAGATACTGTCAATCCGAATATTACAATGAAATTTTTTATACCATTTTCATACAGAGCTAATGCATCACCAATACTTTCTACAAGAATGACAGTCTTAGTCCTTTGTATTTCAGGAGAAGCTAAATCAGGAGGGTATACAAAATTAGATTTCCTTCCGAGTATCTTCCATTTAGGTCGTTGAGAATTACTATACAAATCTCTGCCAGCCAATCCAATTATTTTATTACCTTCAAAAATTGGAAATACAAACCTATTGTTTAATTTACCATAAGTTTTTACCCCTCCTTTGAAATCTTTTAAAGTTTCATTAGATATACCTCTTTTATTGTAGAAATTAAAAGATGGTAACAAATCACTCAAGAAATCAGAGTTAAAGAATTTCTCTTGAACTATTTTAGATTCTTGATCCTCAGCTTCAACTGTATTGTCAAAATACTCATTTCTTAAGAAACTCTTGGCGTCTTTCTCATTTATATTGAGAGTTATCATTGCCAATTTAATCAGAGGTCCAGATTGCCCAGTCACAAAATCTGTAAACCATCCACTCTTAGTATTGACACTTAAAGATGAACTTGCGCTATTTCTGTAAATAGCTTTCATCCTCAAGTAATCTGGGCCAGATCTTTCTGGCGCATATCCCATTTTTTTAAGCAGTTCTACTATCATATGAAATCGTTTTTAGTATACTTTCTATTGTTAGATACCTCAAGTTGTCCCAATTTTTTATTGAATACATCTTCAGCATTACCACACTCCATCACTTTGAAGTTATCTACTTTAAAATTAATATAATTCTCGACGTACACTTCGCCATCTTGAGTGACTCTTTTTACATAGTTGTCAGCTCCCATGGCTTCTTCGCCTTGAACACGAGCTCTAACTTCGATTAGTTTATGAGTGCCGAACTCTTTTCCTGCTTCACCAATCTCTTCAGGAGTTTTCTTTTCAAGACGATACATGTTAGAACAATGCCACTCAATCTGAGATGACATAGCTGTACCGCCACTTCTATTAGTCTGAACAGCGGTCAAACCAGCAGTTCTTGGCAAAGAAGATACAAGCTTTTTAAGCTTATCTGTCTTTTGACCTAAAAGTTCATATCCTTCAAAAGCACTCGTAATATTCTCTTGAGTAGATTTCAAATAATCATAAATAAGAAGAACATTCTCTCCATTCTTTACATTCTGAACATACCATCTTTTAGCAATAGAAATAACCTCATCAATAGACTTATTCGCTACATACTTATGATGAACTCTTCCCTTATATTTTTCCAAAGAATTTAAAGCTGCATAAACTTTATTCTTGTCTATAGGGTTATTAAGAAATTTACCTGTTTTGATTTTATACTCATTAACACCAGAAATAGCAGAAAGATTTCTAGCAATAATACGATCTGTTTCCAGCTCAGTATCCAATACTAAAGCTAAACAATTATTCTCTTCTAGACCAGCGACTTCATAAGCTAAGAAGTTTACAAACGTGCTCTTGCCAACCTTTGGTCCAGCCGCAATAACAAACAAGTCACCGAAGCTAGGGCCTCCATACATTTTTGTAAAAATTGGGAATGGAGTTTTAAGACATACTGGCCTTGGATTATTAGCCCAGTCTAGAACGGTCTCCTGCATCGAAGAAAAAACATCAATAGGCTTCTCCTCGTCAGCTACATTCTCTGTCCCCGCGTTCTTAAGAGTAGTCTCTACGACATTTGCTAATTCAGGAAGAGACTTATCAATATTGCTTCGAATCTCTACCTTGCCTTCATCAAGAGATTTATCAGCCTTCCTCGCAAAATCATATTTAATTACATTCGCAATAAAATTAGGAAGAGACTGTTCTCTTATCTCCATCTGAGATAAACAATCAATATAATCAATTATGTTTAAGTCCTCAAAAGATTTTAACCCAATCGCCGTTAATTTCTCAACTACCAATAGCTTATCGACAGTTGAACTCTGAGCGTAAATAGATAGGATAGCAGAAAATATAGCTGCATGAACTTTGTTATCAAAGTGTGTAGGTTTAAGAACAGATGCGTAATCAGCAACATTATCTGGCCATTTAATAAAGCCCGCTAAACATGCGCGCTCTTGTTCTTGAGGAGTTGAAATTCTAGTATTACTCATTTAAATAAGAAATCTTTTAATGATTTTGGTTTTTTTACACTGAGATCTAAATCTAATTGAACTTCTTCTAAAACTTCAACAGGTTTCTCAATATTCTCTTCTACATTTTTAATGCTAGGCAAATATGTTCTAATGTATTTTCGACCATCTTCACAGAGATAGTATAAAAGGCTATAAGCCTTTTCACTAGGAACAACATTCTGAAGAGTTCTCAGATCAAAAATAGCCAGAAGTTTGTTAGCTGTCAACATCTCTTTAGGCCAAAAAATATTAGGTAGATGACCAAGAAAATGTAAAACGACAGATCTTGCATCTTTTGGATTGGAAATCTTTTTTGGTTTAGGCTTGTGCTTTAAAACTATTCCAAATTTCCCATGTAAATACTCCCTTATTTCCACTAACCCTTTTGCTCCCATTCCTTCAAGAGATTTCAAGTCTTCTAAAAACTTGTCTGATAAATCTTTTTCTGAAAGGAAACCGTTTTGAATTAAAACATTTTTTGTTCTATTCGAGATAGGGAATTCTGATATGAGCATAGTATTACATTAGTATATGAGATCCAAAAACTTTTTCAACCCATTTTTCCTTTAAGGGCATATTTTTTTCGTAGATTTCTATTACTTCAAATCCATTTTTTTCGAGAAGATTTTCTTTTAAAACATCTCTATATACTTGACTTTCAAAATCTTCAATAGAGTTTTGGAAATAAGGCGTATACTCTACATGAAATAACCCGTTTACCTCGACTGCAATTTTCCTAGAAAAATTAACAATATCGACTCGCAAACGGGTTTGAGGAATAAGAACCTCCTCTCCTACAATGTCTTCAATCCAATATTTTTTGAAGAATTGCTTTACATTAAATTGGAATAAACTTAAACTTTCACTATCCCATTTTATAGAGTATTTTTTTTCAGAAAGTGGACGAATACTCCCATTTGCTGTAATCCATTTCATTTGAAATATACTATAAAGAAGTTCATTTTGATATCCTTTGTATTTCAGCAATCATCAACGAACAAGCTTTAATAATATTATTAACATCAGAATCATCAGGAACGAATTGCCCAAATGGCCACATCTCTTTAGCAACTTTAAGAGTCTCCTCTTTCTTTGTATTCTGCCCATTAGCATAACCAGCCAAAACTAAAGCAGCTAAAGAGAGTTCTCCATTTTGATACTTAGAATCATGTTCAGCATTATAGCCTTTATCTATTTGCTTTTGTCGTTCAGCTTTAATTGATTCAATGATTTCTTCGAGTTCTTTCATTTCAGTGTCGTGTTAATGTCGTGTTATACTGTTTTAGCGCCCTAATAGTGAGCTATTATTCATCTATTAGTGTCGTGTTAATGTCGTGTTAGTAAAGTAGTATATTATATTTTTTCTCAAAATAGTCAAAAGATAAATTATTTATATCTTCATTAAAAAGTTCTATTAATTCTATAGAATTTTTTATACACCATTCTTTTTTTAATTCGTCAACTTTAATTTTAGAAAGAAACTTCTGTCGATCTTTATGAAGCCATTTATTAAAAGAATTGTGATACTCATCTGGACTAACTTCTACAGCTATTCTTTTAGAGAAATTAAATAAGTCAATTCTGAATTTACTTCCGGGGATAATAAACTCTTCAACAATTACATCATTTTTCCAAAAATCATGGAGAAAGGATTTAACCTTAAACTGAGGAGCGGAAACTTTCTTGTCCCAGTCTACATTGGATTTAGAAGGGACATTGACTTTCGAAAAGCCATGCAGCTTAGTAAGCAGCATTATGAAATAATCTCTTTAACTTTTTTAAGCAACCATTCGAATACATCTTTATTGTTTTCAATATAATCGTAAACAGAAGCAATACCTTGATGTTGCATTTGAATATCTACTCCATCATTTTTGGCTAATGAAATAATAGACTCAGAGAAAGAATACCATGCTCCCTTCTTTGAAATCAACTCAAAAGCAATAATCATATCAACCACTTCCTTCTCTACCCAAATAGCACACCCACTTCTGCCTTTTTTGATAGGGATTTTAACTTTCGAACCTGTTACATCTGTAGAAGATTTCTTAATTTCAATAGTAGCATAAACTCCTAAAGTTTTATTTTTTATTGGGTCAGGCTTATCGTTAGGTTTCTCAAGGATATAGTCTCCTCCATATCGAGGTTGATATGAAAGAGTTATATCACTCTGGTGATTAATAGCTGAACCTCCAGAACCATCGCTTTGCCTTGGAGGAGCTTTGCTGTAAGGATCTAATTTAATATCCGCTGTATACTGACTTGTAATCAGAAACAAAGCATCGAAATGAACGACTTTGAGAGCTAACCTTTTAAACAAAATCTTGCTAAGAAGAGGAACTCCAGCGACTTTCATATTTTCGTCACCATTCCAAAGATTTTTTTCTTTATCAGATTTAAGTATAACCCCATCTAAAGAATCTAGAATAATACAAAGTCTTTCTCCAGCTTCATGCATCTTAGGGAGGACGCTCTCTATAAGAG